GCCATCTCCACAATCGTCTGGTAGTCCATGTTACCCTCCTATCATTGCTAGTTGAAGTTCCAACTCCAGGGCCTTCGCCCGGAGTCCCTGCGCAGTGAGTGGGCCTTCACCCGGCTCGGCTGCCGCTCTATCCTCAAGCCCACAAAGGGCCTCGATAAACCCATCCAGTTCCGCCATCTTCCCTTCCGATTCCCACGGCGGCTCCTTGTCGAATTGCCCGTAGTGTCGCGCCAGGTGGCGCTTCACCCCAGAGACATCGCCCTCGGGAATCTGTGCTCCGCCACGGGCACCCATGATCGCCGCCCCTGCCGCCGCCACACCTCGCCATACCACCCTGCCATCGGCCAGGTGATGAGGGAGCTTGTAGCTCCCCTTGGCGTCGGGATCGCCCTCCTCGTCCACCCAGGCATGAATCAGCCGCAGCTTCTCGCGCCCCTCCACCTCCCTCAACACCGCCCCCGCATCCCAGGCCACGTCCTCGTCCGCCTTGGGCGTGGTGTGAGGGGGAATCGCCGCCTTCACCGCACTGATCCTGGCCTGCTCATTCATGGCCACCGTCACCGGCGAGATCTCGTACAATCGCAATTCCTTCAGCAAATGCACCCGCTGGCCATCCCCATCTTTCCCCCATTCGCTCTTGATCGTCTCGTAGCCGAACGAGAGCTCGTCCACCACCCCGTCGCGCAGCAACGTCAGCGCATCACGCCCCCGCTGAGTATCAGAGAGCTTAGCCTTCACGAATAACCCGTGGGCATCCTCCCTGAGCTCCAATGGCTTGCCGATGGGCTCCCGCCAATCGTGCTGCCAGCAGATCTTCACCCGCTGGCCGCGCTCCTGCAACGTCTTGGCAAACGCCCCGGGCTCGACCACGTCGCCGCCCTCGTCCACGTTGCCAAACACTGCCGCGTAGCCCTCGAATACCCCCGTCTGATCGTCGAGCGATTTCAACTCAAAAGGAAAACTTCTCTTGTCCATCCTCCAACCTCCAATTTCTAACTAATCACCACCGGTAACACCGTGCAACGGCAATCTGGGTGAAGGGGCGGCCCCTGTACATCCTCATAGGTAATCTGCATAGAGCGCTCTCTGCCCTCCTCGTCTGTGTATATTAACACGTCCCCGAGGTAAGCAAATGCTGTATCAACATCCAAAATCGTCCCGTGCATATCCCGACACGCGGGGCACGTTCTCTCATCCATCGCCGTCCACCACTGCTTCCGCACCACCCCGCTATACCTGTACACCGCCACCGCGGCGGCGTTGCTGATGCGGATACTCTCCGTCCGCGCAATCAGCGTGGCCCGCGTCTTGCTCCAGCCATCGTAGAGCTCCTGCAGAGCCTGCGTGGTCTCGGGAATCCCCCACCCTTCCTCCATCGCCCGCTGCAATACCCCTGCCACTTCCTCACGACTCACCGACGATACCTTGTCCGTGAACTTGAACCCATAATCCTCGATGAAACGCATTACCTCGCCCAGCCGCGGGTCCAGGCCGAAGAAATTCGCCACTTCCTGCCCCGCCTCCTCCGCCGCAGCGCGGAAGAGAGGGAGGAGATTCGCCCGCCAGGTGGCCGCCTGGCCAGCTATGAAGGCATCTACCGCCGAAATAATGTCCAACCAGGGGATACTCTGCTTGCGGGCCTTCGTGCCCTGGAGAATGGCCAGCACACCGTCCCGCTCGCCCTCGAATTCCCCTCGCGCCGCCTCGGTGATCCGCCCCTCCCACGCCCTGGCCACCCGATCGATCAGCGTCTGTAGTGCCGCCCCGCTGACCTCGAAATCCTTCGCCTGCGGCAAACCTGCCGCTTTCTGGCCTGCCTCCTCCCCAGGTTTGGGGGGGACTGAGGGGGAGCTCGTCGGCGCCTGCATCGCCTGAATCGAGAGGGGAAGGAGAAACACATCCCAGCCATCCACCGGGTCCATCCCTACCTCGCGGCGGAAATCGTTCACCATGATCCCGCCCGCCCGCAGCGCATCCGTGGCCCGCTTCCACACCTCGTTGGTATCCTCTTGGAGGGCCTTCACCTCCGAGAAATCCCACCGCGCCTCCACGCCCTGGCCAAACTCGGGCGCCAATTCGGCATTCACCTTGTCCGCCAACCGCTTGTAGATCGGCGACAGCGTGTCCGACCAGAAACTGGCGCGACTTTCGGCGTAATTGGCGAACGTGCTCCGCTCCAGCCCAAGCTGTGTCCCCAGCAAAATAGGTGGAACGTTGAAGATCATGCATAGCCGGCTTTCGCTGATGTTCCTGAGATCGGGAAAACCCATCTCGTCTTGCGTGAGGCCCAGCCGCTGATACTCCGCATCCGCATCCAGCACCGCCACCTCGTGCCACCGCCCCGGCCCCGCGTACTGCTCCTTCCACCGCTCCCGAATCCGCTGCGCCTCGGCCTCCGTCAGCTTCTGCTTCGTCTTCAACAACCCATAGGGCGTGGCGGCATTCTCGAAAAACAGCTTGGTATAATCCGTCACCGCATTATCCACGTCCGCCGCCCTGGCCGCCACCGCAATCGGGCTCAACCCGAAGAAATCGTCCAGGGGATCGTAATAGCTGAAATGAATCACATCCTCTGCCCTGAGGTCCATCGGGATGCCCAGCACCGTATAGCGATACCCACCGATCAGCTTCTCATCGCCAGGCAGGATCTGCACCCGATCGGGCCTCAGCGGCCATAGCTCCACCACCCGCCCCGCCCCGCTGCGCACCTTCTCCCAGTAAACATTGCCCGCGATATTCAGCAGGATCAGCGTCGCTTCCCAGAACTCAAACTCGCTGAAATACGGATTAGGATGCCTGATCAATTGCCGCAACGCATGATCTGGGAGCTCCTCGCCATCGCTCAGGTCATAAACCCGCAACGTCGGCTCGCTGGCCGACTGCGCGATCTTGCGGATGCAGGCATAGACGATCTCGTTCTTGCGGTAGCCCTCATCGGCAAAATTGTCGTACGAGTGCACGGGATAGCGGGGAATGCCCCTCGCCCAGGTGGCGATCAACCGCCAGGACTGCTTCGTTTGCAATGTGACCCTGAAGGCCCACCAGGCCGCCTTCAATCCCTCGAAAAAGCTCATAGATAAATTCCGTGATGTCCCCTGGCGATCATCTGCACCGCCCCGCTCACCGCATCCACCTGGTCATCGTGCTCCCCGAGGGGGAAGTCGCAAACCTCGCTCAGAAATGCCCCGATCCACTGCCCCTCCACCAAGGCCACCTTCCCCGCCTCCGCCCTGGCCGCCCAGGGCAAAGCCCGCGCCACCTTGTCCCTGTCTGGCTCTACCTCGCGGATGGAGGTGGCGGCCAGGGAAGACTCTCGCCTGAGCTCCTGCACCGCAGCCAGTTGAAAAGCCACCTTCTCAACGCCGAGCTCTCCACCGCCATCGGCCAGGGCCGTCTGGATGATGATCCGTTTTGCTTCGGGCCACTCCCACCGCCCGCGCACCACGTCGGCCATGTAGAGTGTGCCATCCTCCGCCAGAGCACAACGAGCTCCGGCTGTGAAATCCGCCGTTTCCTTGACACTGACCGCCAAATCCCAGAAACGCACCCAGTCTAGCCCCTGCGGGGCCCGAGGCACGATCCTAAACCACTCCCGCTTGAAGATCGCCCCCTCCAGCGGCCTGGGCCTGCCCTGATACAGCGCCTCGAACTCCCAACTGCCGATGGTGGCCCTGACCTTCTCCAGCTCTTCGATGGGGAAGCGCCCCGGCCACAGGGCCTCGCCCGCCTCGCTCACGGCCAGGAGGTGCAGCACCTCCCACCGGTCGGCCTTGGGATCCGTGGCTGCCAGCCGCAGCAGCCGCCCGGCCAGGTCATCCTGATGCCACCGTGTCTGGATCAGCACAATGGCCGCCTCGGGCTCCAGCCTGGTGCGGGCCGTCGAGCCGTACCACCCCCAGATCGCCTCGCGAATCGTGGCGCTGTTGGCCTCCTGGCGGTTCTTGTGCGGGTCGTCAATGATGAGCAGCTTCGCGCCGTACCCCGTGATACCACCACCCACACCAGCGGCAATCATGCCGCCGCGATGTTCGGCAATGCGCCAGGCATATACCGCCCGCTCATCCTGCGCCGTTGCCACTGGCTCATCAGAGCAGGAGAATTGCCCAAAGACGTTTTGATATAGCCGCCCCTCCACGAGATTGCGGCATTCTCGACTTTTGGAATGTGCTAATCCTGCTGAATAGCTGGCAAAAATGATCGGATGGTCAGGATGCCGCCCCAGATACCAGGCCGAAAAGCGGATGCTGGAAAGCTCCGTTTTGCCATGTCGGGGAGGCATAAAAACCATCAGGTTGCGAAT